CATCAATAATCTTGTTACACGAGTGCGTATTATAGGTGCGGAAGATGAGGAAGGAAGGGCACCGTTAATTGCAGTTCTTGACGGAGACACAAAATATGGTGTATTGCAAAGGATTGTCCAGAATAGTTCAGATGACACATTGGCCGATGCAAAGCAGAATGCGAAAGAGATATTGAAGGAGTTCGGACAGCCAGAGAAAGACAGAACAATTAGGTGCGTAGATGTTCCCTTTATCAGGAAGGGTGATAAGGTGAAAGTTGTTGCTGGGACGTTAAATGGGTATTACCAAGTCGTATCCGTAGAGCATAATGTTACGAGTTTAACTATGAGCGTGGGGCTAAAATGAACAAGAAAAGCATTGACGATTTGGCTAAAGTGTTAAATGAAAGAATTAGTTTAATAGCTAACAAACCCGATAGCATTGAATTAGGAACGATACAGCCAGATATGAGCTTGAAGCTTGATACGTTTGCAATGCCGATAAAGAAAGGCGATTATCTTATAGCTGATTTTACTGCACAGGTTGAGTTTCCCGTTTGGTCGTTAGTAGGTGTTGGCGAGTATCCCGTAGACAAAGAAGGGAAGCCGATAGAAGGAGTAGACATATACCATACCGCACAGACAAGGTGGGATTGGGAACAGAGCACTGTTGAGAAAGTGAATATAAGAATTAAACCCGAGCTTAAAAGTGGCGATAGGGTGTTGGTGGCTTGGGTTAACCAGCATAGAGACCCTGTCGTAATTGCAAAGGTGGTGAGTTCATGAGCGATTTATATCCGAGTTTCGATATGCCCGATATAGTGGGTGCTACAGAAAATACAGTGGTAGCTTTCCCTAAAAGTTGGTTGTGGGATTGGGACATATGCGATTTTGTTCAAACAGGTAGCGGTGATGTGGTAGAGGTAGACGGTTTGACAGCTTGGGTGCAATGGTGTGTAAAAGCGATATTGACACAGAGGCTGGCATATGTTATGTACGATTGGGATTATGGTGCAGACATTGAAAGTTGTCTTAAACAGCCTACAAGAGCAGTAACAGAGGCGGAGCTGGAGCGAGAGATTACAGAGGCTTTGCTTATAGACCCGAGAACAGCTGAAGTAAAGAATTTCAGCTTTGAGTGGAGCGGTGATGAGTTGACGGTGCGGTTTGTTGTGGTAAATGCATTAGGCCAGCCAGCTGAAGTGCAAGTAGGTGTAGGGTACAGAGAAGTGCAGAGGCAGTTTTCATTGTCAAGGGTGGAGCAGTACGTTAGCGATTGGATGAGTGGAACGCTGGTAGGGGTAGAAGTGAACGACCGAGGACGTTTGACATTAATAGAAACACACGAGCCTTTATCGGGTTATAGGTTAAGCAAGCCAATATACTTAAAGAGTTTAGGTACGTGTAATGGGTCAAATATTTCATGGGAAGCAAATATTCCTGCAGGGTGCGATGTAAAGGTTTATGCGTCAGTAGATGGTAGTACATTTCAAGAATGTGAGAACAATGCTCCAATACCAAGTTTGAGCGAAGGCGTTAGTTTGGTTGATAAGGTGCTTGTTATAAAAGAAGTGTTGCTGACCGAGGATGGCGTTAATAGACCCGAGCTTATGGTTGTGCGTTATAATGTAGATGGAACAGTCACGTTGAGGGGGTGAGAAGTTGGACTTACCAGAATATTTGACAGACCAAACGTTTGAAACAATATTAGCAAGATTGTTGTCCTATGTACCAGACAATTATGATAAAAGCCAAGGTTCATTTGTTTATGATGCATTAGCTCCAGTTGCCGCAGAATTGACACAAGCTACAATATGGGCACAAGAGGTGTTACGTCGTGATTTGCACAGACAACGTTTGGTACATATTTAGATTTGAGAGCTGAAGAACATGGATTGTCCAGAATACCAGCAAGCAAAGCCACTGGGTATGTAACATTCTTTGGTGATAGTGGTACGGTAATACCAGAAGGAACGATAGTGTCCACCCCTTCATCGGAATTAGCTCCAGCGGTATTCTTTAGAACTACCACGCAAGCAGTGATAAGTGATGCAGGAGAAGTGTCTGTACCCATAGAAGCATTGGACGAAGGAATTGAAGGGAATGTCGCTGCAGGAGCAATAACAGTTTTAAGTACTCCCATTCAGGGCGTTGCAAGGATTGAAAATGAGCAAGCCACGAGTGGTGGTGCAGATACTGAAGATGATGCAAGTTTATTGGCACGATATTTGGAATGGGTGCGCAATCCCAGTGCCAGTGGTAATAAAGCTGATTATATAAAATGGGCACTTGAGGTTGCAGGTGTTGGAAGTGTTTCGGTAGTACCGTTGAAGTATGGCAATGGAACAGTCAGCGTAGCAATTGTTGATAAGGATATGCAGCCAGCCAGTGAAGAGTTAGTTCAGCGAGTTCAGGAGCACATAGCACCAAGATGGTTGCATGTGAATGAAGCAGAGAGTTTGACTATTTCGGGGTATGGAGTTTCAGTTTCAAATGGGCAGGTAATTTTAAGCTATAGTTCGAGTGGCACTGGGAAGGTTACACATACGCAGTTTGATACGATGCTTGAACAACCAGGAGTGTGGAACGTCATATTAGATTTGTCCACTACAGGTAGTGGTACAAATGATTTGTTGTCCATAGGTATATGGGATTTGACGACTAATGCGTGGGCAGTGGTAGATGTGTCCAGCCAAATACAAGCCAAGATAATTTATTCAGCCAATGCATTAAACCCGTTGTCTAAGGTTTATCAAAGGTTCTATTGGAATGGGCAAGACCATTTGGAGTTACGCATTGAAAGGTTGCAAGCAGATACCAATTCCGTGGTAGCGATTGACAAAGTAGAATACCAAAGCATTTTTTCCAAAGATACAGGGGAAGGATTAGCACCAGTAGGTGCGAGGGTGTATGTGGAGCCAGCAACCGCAATACCGATAAACATAACTGCGAATATAAGTGTTGTGCAGGGTTATGATGCTAATGCGGTAAAGCTGAACATTACCGAGGCATTAAGGGAATATTTGAAGTCATTGACTTTTCAAGCTGATAACGATGTGAAGTACGTCAAAATTGGGGGTGTCATCTTGGATGTGGCGGGGGTATCCGATTATAGTAATTTGCTTATTAATGGCGGGACGAATAATATTGTTATAGGCGAGCAAGAAGTAGCAGTGCTGGGGACGGTGGCATTGACATGATAAGTGAAGCAGGGAATAGGATGCTTGACAATATGCCGCAGTATTATTTAACGAGTATCGTAATGCGTACCATATGGGATGCGCAAGGTAGGGAGATTGACCAGCTATACCAAGCACTGGATGAAGTGTTAAAGCAGTTCTTTGTGTCCACAGCCACATGGGGCATTGATAGGTGGGAGCAAGAACTCGGTATTGTGTCAGATCCGAATAAGCCGATAGAACAAAGGCGTTCAGTTGTAATGACACAGTTAAAAGGGTTTGGAACAGCCACGATAAATTTGCTTCAAAAGGTAGCAGAAAGCTTTGAATATGGCAAAATAGATGTGATAGAGGATATTCCCAATTATTCCGTTAAAATTGTGTGTGTTGATAGGATAGGGCAGCCACCCAATTTGGCGGATTTTGAGAATGCATTGAGAAAGGTTTTACCAGCACATTTGAATTTTACAATAGAGTTCAATTACTTTACATGGCAGGAATTGGACGAGATGTTGTGGACATGGGACACATTTGATGGTTTGAGTTTGACATGGGACGAATTGGAGGTGTATGCGTAATGCCCGATTTAACACCGAGGCTTGGTTTGAAGAAGCCAAAAGGCAATGAGATAGTGAGCAGGCAGTCATTTAATGAAAACTATGACATTATCGATGAGAAGGTAGCCACGAAGTCAGAATTTCAAGCACATACAAGTGCGAGTAACCCGCATAACATTACCCCAAGTTTGATTGGTGCAGTAAAGAATGCGGGAGGTGTTGTTCAAGCGCAGGTAGGTACTTTAAGTGCACGACCAAGTGCGGGTGTGGTGGGAAGGATTTATATTGCTTCCGATACCAAAGCGATTTATTACGATAATGGTTCAACGTGGGTGCAGGTAGCTACATTAAGCTGGAACGACTTGACGAATAAGCCGAGTTCATTTACACCGTCAGCGCATGCAAGTACCCATAAGACTGGGGGGACGGATGTAATAACACCAGCTGATATAGGTGCGGCGGTTAATGTTGTTTATACAGCTACCATTCAGGCAGCAAATTGGAGTGGGAGTTCAGCTCCATTTTCTCAGAGTGTTTCGGTAAGTGGGATATTGAGTACGGATACTCCTATCATAGATGTGGTAATGAGTGGAACGTATGGCACTGATATTGAGAGAAGTTCCCAATGGAATTATGTTTATCGTGCTGTTACAGGAGCTAATTCTATTACGTTTTACGCAAAGACAAAGCCAACGATTGATTTACCAATACAAATAAAGGTGGTGAGATAATGGGAGAAGCGATAATCAGTAGGCGTGGCGGGAAGTATGATATTGGTGCTTACATCAAAGACGTTAATTTACAAAAGGATAATTCAAAAGGTTATGGCAATGAAATATGGAGTAAAACTGATGTTGGAAGTGGTTGTGGTATAGCAGTAGATTCTGCGGGTAATGTTTATTGTGCTCATGATGTTGCCACTGGTGATAAAGCAATAAGAAAACTTGATAGTAATGGCAACGAAATATGGAGTAAAACTGATGTTGGAAGTGGTTGTGGTATAGCAGTAGATTCTGCGGGTAATGTTTATTGTGCTCATTTGGTTGCAAGTGGGAGTAAAGCAATAAGAAAACTTGATAGTAATGGCAATGAAATATGGAGTAAAACTGATGTTGGAGGTGGTCATGGTATAGCAGTAGATTCTGCGGGTAATGTTTATTGTGCTCATGGTGCGGCAATAAGGAAGTTAGACAGTGCAGGTACGGAAATATGGAGTAAAACTGATGTTGCCTATGGTCATGGTATAGCAGTAGATTCTGCGGGAAATGTTTATTGTGCTCATCATGTTGGCACTGGTGATAAAGCAATAAGAAAACTTGATAGTAATGGCAATGAAGTATGGAGTAAAACTGATGTTGGCTATGGTTATGGTATAGCAGTAGATTCTGCGGGAAATGTTTATTG